GACCCTTATGCCGCCCGCATCGTCGATCTCTGGACCGGCAATGCCGTCGGCGCCGGCATCACCACCCGCTGGCCGGACAAGCCGCACGCCGAGGCCTGGCGCCGCTGGTCAGAGGGGACCGCCTGCGATGCGGAGGGCAGCCTTGATCTCTACGGGATCCAAGCGCTCGCCATGCGCGCGGTGGTCGAGAGCGGCGAATGCTTCGTGCGGATGCTGCCCACCGAACCGACGCTGGCCAACCCGATCGGCCTGCGCCTGCAGGTGCTGGAGAGCGATCATCTCGACACCGCCCGCAGCGGTAGCGTGGAGGGTGTGCCGACCTTGCAGGGGATCGCCCTCGGCGATGCTGGCCAGCCCATCGCCTATTGGCTGCATCGCATCCACCCGGGTGCGTCGTGGTTGCTGCCCTCTGGAGGCCGTCTGACCAGCGAGGCGGTGCCTGTCGGCGACGTGCTGCACATCTATCGCAAGCGGCGGCCTGGCCAGTTGCGCGACGTCTCCTGGCTTGCCCCCGTCCTGCCCCACCTGCGCGACCTCGGTGATTATGCGGCGGCGCTCCTCATGAAGGCCAAGATCGAGGCATGCCTCGCGGCCGTCGTCTCCGAGGATGGGGAGGAGGCAATGACCGGCGCCGCGTCGGGTTTGCTTCGGGATGCACAGGGCCGCACAGTCGAGAGCTTCGAGCCTGGGATGATTCTGTACCGCCGCGGCATGGGCAGCGTGGAGGTGGTGAATCCGTCGGGTGGCGGTTCGCATGTGGCCTTTGCGCGTCGCGCGCTGGAAGCATCCGCGGTCGGTACCGGTCTCACCTACGACCAGGTCGCCGGCGATCTGACCCAGGCAAATTACTCCTCGCTGCGTGCTGGCAAGATCGAATTCCGCCGCCTCTGCGAGCAGGTCCAGTACGGCATGCTGATCCCCATGCTGGTCCGGCCCATCGCAGACCGTTTTCACCAGCAGGGCGCCATGCTCGGCCTGTGGGGTGTCGATGTGCCCGAGGGCATGTCGCACGTCCCCCCCGCCCACGAGATGATCGACCCGCTCAAAGACACCGCAGCGCTGATTGCCCAAGTGCGCGCGGGCTTCGTGCCGCAACCTGAGGCTGTCGGCTCCTTTGGTTACGACTTCCGCCAGGCGGTCGAGATGATCCGCGAGGCCAATGAGCTGCTCGATGATGCCGGCCTCTCGCTGGACACCGATCCGCGCCGCGTCGCCAAGTCGGGCGCTGCCCAGGATGCGGCCCAACTCGCCGCCATTGAGATCGCCGCCACCGGTGCGGCGGCACCCGCTCGCACCGCCGAGCCCTGATTTCTCACCTTCAAGGAGACTTTCATGTCCCTGCATGTCGAATGCAGCACGGCGCCGCGCGATCATTTCGGGCGCTTGCTGTCCCCCCTCGAGGCGGCGGAGGGCCTGGTCTGGTCGGAAACCGTCGCGTCCGGGCAGATGGGTGAACCGCTTCCCGCCGGTGCTGGCCTGATCCTCACTCTCACGCCGACGGTCGATCTCTGGGTCGCCATCGGATTGGAACCTGACCCCACCAAGGCGCCTCGCCGATGGCTTCGCGCCGGGATCGCACGGACCTTCGAGGCCAGCGGTGGGCTGCGGATCGCCTGGATCAGCGCCGCACCCGATGCTCCGCCGCCCGCACGGCGCAAAGCCAAGCCAGCTGCGACGGGCGCCCAAGCATGACGGAGCCGATTGCACCGACTGACGCGGCTCCCGCGCAGCAACCATCCTTCCTGGCCCAGCGCGCTCTGGCCGCGCCTGTCTCTGTCGACCGCGCCGCCCGCACCGTCGACGTCGTCTGGTCCACCGGCGCACGGGCCCGCAACTTCGTGCCCTCCCTCGGTCTCATCACCGAGGAGTTGGACATGTCGCCCAATGCGGTGCGCATGGACGGTCTTCGATCTGGCAGGGCACCAGTCCTGAACACCCACCGCCGCGGCGATGCCCGCGATGTGCTGGGCCGCGTCACGGCCGCGCGCATCGAGGCCGGCCGCGGCCATGCCACGCTGCAATTCTCCGCCGCCGTCGACGTCGAGCCGGTCTGGCAACGCATCGCCGACGGCACGTTGCGCGCGGTGAGCGTGGGCTATCGCGTCCATCGCTACGACCAGATCGCCGATGCGGCCACCGGCCAGACCGTCCACCGCGCCGTGGATTGGGAGCCCTTCGAGATCTCCATCGTGCCCATCCCTGTGGATGCGGCCGCCGCCGTGCGTGGCGAGGGCGAGGCTGACCGCCCCGCCACCGCCATCGAGCCCGCCTTGCCTGACCCTATCCCCTCTGAGGAATCCACCATGACCGAAGCCGCCGCCGCCCCTGTCGTCACGCCGCTCGCCACGCCTGCCGCCCCTGGGGCGTCGACCACCCCCGTCGCGCCCCAGCAGCCTCCTGTTGCCCAAGCCCCGCCCACGCCCGCCCCTGAGCCGGTACGTGCCGTCCTACCCGCGGGCCCCACTGCGGCCGAACAAGCCGCCGAGGCCACGCGCGCCGAGCGCTCCCGCATCTCCGGCATCGACGCGGCCATCGACGCCGCGCGCGCCCTGGTGCCGGCCGACCGCATCACGGCCATCCGCACGGAGGCGGTGGATCGCGGCTGGAGCCCCGATGAGGTGCGCCGTTCGCTGTTCGACGCGCTGGTCCACGCGCCGCGGCCCACCACCATTCCCGCCCAGCCCAGCGGCACCGGTCAGGACGAGGCGGCGGCGATCCTGGACGCCATGGCGGAGGCATTGGCCTTGCGCTCCATGCCCGGATACCAGCCGGCTGCGGGTGCGTCCGGCCGCCACGTTGAGTTTATCGGCTGGCGCCCCTCCGACATGGTGGGTGAGCTGCTGCGCGTCCGCGGGGAGCGCAATGTCCCGCGCAACCCGACTTTGCTGGCCGAACGTGCCTTCCAGACCACCAGCGACTTTCCGCTGTTGCTCTCGGCCGCGGCCAACAAGATGCTGCTGGCAGCCTATCAGCCCGCGCAGCCCAGCTACCGCACGATCTTTCTCCGCCGCGATTTTCGAGACTTCAAACCGCATCGCCATCTGCGCGTCGGCGATTTCCCGACGCTGCTGCCGCTGACGGAAAATGGCGAGATCCAGGCCGGCACCATGTCCGAGAGCCAGGAGATCGTGCTGCTGCAGACCTTCGCGCGGCGCATCCGCGTGACGCGCCCCATGCTGGTGAATGACGATCTCGGGGCCTTCACGGATTTTGCCGCAGCGATCGGCCGGCGTGTTGCCGACTTCGAGAATGCCACCGCCTATGGGCTGGTAAACTCGGCCAATGGCGACGGCCCGACGCTCACCACCGGGGCCGCTCCGGTGTTTGGTACGGCCGCCGCGCGGCTGAACAAGGCCGCGGCCGGCACGGCGCTGGATCTCACCAACCTCGCCCTCGGGCGTGCGGCGGTGATGCGGCAAAAGACCCTGGATGGCCTGCCCATCGCCATGGGCTCTTCGATGCGGCTGGTGGTGGGGCCGAGCCAGGAACTCGCAGCACGGCAGCTGACCGTCAGCGTGGCGGCGACGCAGACCAGCAACGCTAATGTCTATGCTGGGTTCATCCAGCCGCTGGTGGAGCCGCAGATCCCGGCCAACCGCTGGTATCTCTTCTCGGACCCCGTCTCAGCGCCGGTCTATGTCTATGGCTATCTGAACGGTGCAGAGGGGCCGCAGGTCACCACCGGGCCGGTCTCCGGCGTGGATGGCGTCGAGGTCAGCGTGATTTTTGACTTCGGCGTCGGTGCCATCGATTGGCGCGGCGCCTGGTTCAATCCGGGCACCTGATGCCTGACGTGGAGCGGAGCGCGGCGCGATGTGGTCGCGCTCCCTCGACAGCCTTCACCTCGGGCCGACGACCATTTCAATGAGCAAGGCGCCGGACCAGATCGCCAGGATCAGCATCCCCACACCCACGGCGCAAAACGAGGCGACATTGTTCCAGTAGAGCTTCGGCGCCTTGACGCGATCCGTGGCTTGTCCACCGAACGAAAAGATCCCGGTCCGCAAGGCGTCTGCCAGCGGCACCGCCGTCACCATGGTCAACGTCGTCGAGAGCGCAAAGCCCAGCATCACGCCCGCGCGGCCGAGTGTTCCCATGATCGCAATCACCACGACCAGGAGAGCGACAGCAGCCCCCGCACCCAGGGCGATCTTCCATAGCTGCTGCAACCTTTGGCTCCAATTTTAATCCCTCACCGCACCATCCGCGGAAACGCGCCGCGCGCCAACGCCAGATCGCGCGCGGCAGCCACCCATTCCCCACCCCATCCAGAGGATTTCTTTCCATGCGCAACTACGTGCAGCCAGGCGATAGCCTGGCGCTGACCGTTCCCTATGCGGGCGGCGTCACCTCGGGCCAGGGCGTCCTGGTCGGTGCCCTCTTCGGTGTGGCCGCCGTCGATGGCGTGCAAAACGCCGTCATCGAATGCCAGACCAAGGGCGTCTTTGACCTCGCCAAGGAGCCCGCACTCGCTATCACCGCCGGCGCCCGGCTGTTCTGGGACAACACCAACCGCCGCCTCACCACCACCGCCACCGGCAACTACCAGGTCGGCCTCGCGGCCCTGGCGGCGCTGGCCGCCGACACCACCGTGCGCGCGGTGCTCCTCCGTGTCCCGGCGTCTGGCGCATGAGCATCGATCCCAAGGCCACGCGGGGCTATCGCAACCGCAACCCGGGGAACATCGAGCACGTCCCAGCCAATGCGTGGCAGGGGCTGGCCGATCCCCCCTCGGATGGGCGCTTCTGCCGCTTCACCAGCCATGAGCTCGGCATCCGCGCGCTGGCGGCGCTGCTGGTCACCTACCAGGACCGGCACAAGCTGCGGACGCCTCGGGCGATCATCGAGCGCTGGGCGCCCAAGGTGGAGAATGACACCGCGTCCTATG